TTGAATTTGAAAAATTTGGTTGGGAAGTTTATCCATACCAAAAACCTGTTAATGTTGATGGTATATATTATTGCCATAACTATCCTACTGGTGTCATGGGGAAGCCTATTAGCGGTGACAATGTTGCTCGTTCTCTTCTCTTAAAAAATAAAGTATCGTCTACTGTAGGTCATATACACACATTTGATTATGCTATGTGTGCATTACCTTCTGGTAGAAAATTAATGGGACTATCTGCAGGGTGTTACTTGCATCATAGGGAAAATTATGCTAAAGCTACTCAGCAGATGTGGTGGAGTGGGCTTGTAGTTAAACGTAATGTATCTAAAGGTGAGTATGATTTAGAGACTATACATTATAATACAATTAGGAGAAAATATGGTAAAAAATAAACGAACATATAAATTTGCAAAAGATCATAGTCATGATATGTCATATGAAAATGAGATTACATTTGACAATGTAAATGCACCTGCACATTATCTGCATGGTAAAAAAGAAACTATTGATGTTATAAGTGATTGTATGACTAATGATGAGTTTCATGGTTACTTAAAAGGTAATATCTTGAAGTATGTTGCAAGATATAAATTTAAAGGAGAGCCATTAGAAGACTTACAAAAAGCACAATGGTATTTAGATAGACTAATAAAGGAGGTTAGCAATGGGTCAAGTTAAACAAGCAATACTAGAAGTAGAGGATTTTGTTTCTGCATGCGTTAGAGATGGTAGAACTCTTAATCAAACTATAAGAGATGCTAGAGAATCTAAAGCTGCAAAGCATAATCCATATCTTGATGATGAAGATATGGTAGAAAATAAATACTATCAATTTAAAGGAGCATGGTAATGGATATAAGAGAGTCAATGTTAAAAGCGTTAAGAAAAAAATATGAAGCAGTGATAGAAGAAGCTAAAGCTACCGCTGAAGTATACTTACATAGACCTGTAGGTATAGGTGAACACCCACAATTTATAGAAGAGTTAGATAAATTAATTAATACTATAGCTGAAGCAGAAGATAAATTAACAGTAATACGTAATCGTTTTGATGAGGATATACCATTTTAATAGGAGGATATATGGAAAAAGAAAAAGGACAACCTAAAACATATCTCGTAACATCTGAGTTACTTATGGATCTTATGAGATATCTAATGACAAGGCCATACGGTGAAGTTCATACCATTATGAATAAACTAGCAAGCCTTACACCCCATAAGGAAGAAAGCAATGACGGAAAAAAATAATATAGATAAGTATACAGGCATACTATTTGAGTTAAAGATAGGACTTAATAAAGACAACGCTATAGTGGTAGACTATGGTGGTAAACCTGTGGGTAAAATTAGAGAAGCATTGAAAGGATATCCGTATCATGGTAATTTATGTGCTGCTGTAATAAATCATGCTAATTCTATAGGGAGAAAATTAGAAAATGATATTAAACAAATTATACAAAAAATATAGAGTTATTTTAGTGCAAAAAAAAAGACACCCAGAGTAAATTCTCTGTGTGTCTCGTTGTTGCCTGCTCAAGGGGGGTCGTTCTGGCTCCCCTTTTTTATTTTATATTAACAGTTCCAAGCCCTAAGTGCTTTGTTAATCCTACTGTTAGGATCTCTAGCTGTCTTTGCAGATGTAAGTTTCTTCTTCATTCCCTTCATTCTTGCACAAAAACTAGCACGCCTTTTATTACCAACCTTTTTACTAGGTCTTTTTAAATTAGCACCAGTAGTTCTTTTAAAATATTTTCTACCCGCCT